CGTGGGGTCGAGCTCCTCGAAGAAGTCGTAGTCGTCCGGGTGCAGCACCTTCTCCGCGAACTCGAAGATGAGGCCCTGCGTCAGCAGGCGCTGCCACGACACGCGCCACGCGGCGGGCGGGACGACCCGCACCTCTTCGCCGCACAGGTCGGCGGTGACATAGTGGCCCTCGGCTTCGATCTCCTGCGCCTCGGCCGCCGACACCTCGGTCTCCTCGACGTCCGGCTCGACGCGGCGTGTGGTGGCGGGGCGGGATGCTGCTCGTGCCGCGGCGCGCGGCTTCCTGCTCGTGCTGGTCGTCTTGCGCGTATCGGCCACGGCGCGGGCTCCTTCTCATCGTGCGGCGCGGGCAAAAGTGAAGGTGGACGGGCCGGGCCCGCGCCAACGGTCGGCACCCGCAGGTGCCTACGGCCCGTCCACCCGTCTCAGGACCCCGTGTAGTCCGCGGTCTCCGGCACCCGGTCGAAGTGGTACACCGTGTTCCCGGCCTCATCCGGGTAAGCGGTGATCGTCCACTCGTAGCCCGCGACCTCGTTCTGCTTGTGGTTCACGTCCGAGCGCTCCGTGATCTCACCCTCCGGCACGTAGAAGCCGCGCTGGAACGAGTCGCCGTCCAGCACCACGAACCAGAACGCACGCCGGTCCGGCACCGGACTCGCAGTCTCCGCGAACGACGTCAGACCGGAGGTCGGGGCGAGATCCGCCACGTCCAGCCGGTACTGCAGCGACTGCACCGTCGTCCGCCCGGTCTCCCACACCGTCAGCCCGAACGTCCGCAGGCTGGAGGTGATGGTGGTGCGGATCGGCGCCGTGAACCCCCACGGCGTGAAGCTCTCACTGTCCTCGTCGAAGCCCTGCACCAGACCGTCGTCGCTGATCGCGCCGAGCGGCGCCCACGGTGTGAGCGGCTGAATCGCCGGATCGCCCGGCGAGGACGTGCCCAGCGGGGCAGTCCAACCGGCCCCATTGGCACCGACCTCCAGAAGGTCCGCGGCGCGGGTGATGTTGACCATGATGTCTCCAGACATGCGAGAAGCCCGCGCACGGGCGGGAGATGAAACAGGGCGCGGCGCGGGCCCGAGACCGGTCAGACGACCGGGTGGCTGTAGATCTCGTAGGTCGCCCCGACACGTCTCAGGGCGGTGTTCTCATATGGGCGTCCAGCGGGCGCGGTGATCGTGGCGACCCGGCTGAACACGGCCTTCTCCGTCGAACTGCCCCGCAGTTGCGTCAGCAGTAGTCCGCGGATCGTCGCCGACAACTCGATGGCGGCGGCCCGGGTGGCGGCGTACACGTCGACGTCGACGAACGCCCGGTCGAGCCGGATACCGTCATCGCCGCCAGCCGGGATGCGCTGCACCTGCACCGTCGGCAACTCGTCCAGCAGGTCGTTGTCGAGCTCGTCGCGGACCACGACGCCCGGGTCGAGGCGGGCACGCAGCCACACCATGACCTCCAACTCGACATCAACCGACCCGACGGGGGCCATCAATCTCGCCCCCCGATCTGGGCCGCCCGCAGCAGCACGTGGTGGGCTGGCACTTTCTCCGTCCCGTATTCGACCCAGCGGGCGTAGTAGGCGGTGTTGCGGACGTAGCCGACCGCGCGGTCGCGGCGACGGCCGCCACGGGCAGTGCTGTCCGTCTCCCACGACCGCTGGTAGTGCCCAGGGGCCGGGCTGTTCTCGTCGACCGGGGACAAGCCGATCGCGACACCCTTGATGACCTCGGCCCGCCGCAGCATCTCCGCCTGCATGCCCGGCATCCGCAACATCTCCCCGATGCCCTTCCGCTTCACCCTGAACCTGGCAGCCACAAGGCCTCCTCTCAGTCAGCCCGTTACGCGGTCGGCAGCGAACTGAACCGGTCCGCGGGTCCCGGTGAACGGACTACGGTCCCAATCGCCCGGCTCGCCCGTGATCTCACAGGTCACGCCACGGATCACGGCCTTGTCCGTCGTCCGCAGCGGCATGCGGGGATGATCCGGCGGGCCGTACACCGTCCAGCCGACGATCACCGTGTCCCGGTCCTGCTGCTGACTGCCACCCACCTGCGGCTTCTCCTGCCGAGGAACCACCACACACCCAGGCAGATCGAACGACTCATCCAGCCCCGGAAGCGGCTGACCACGCCCATCCCGACCCGGCGAAGGCCCGGTACGCACGATCCGAACCGTCTCCCCGAACGGGAACGGCGCCGGCATCAGTACCCCCAGCCCGGTTCGAAGTCGTCCGCGAAACCAGTCACATCGTCGATGGGCCACGTCGGCGACGGGTCCGCAGTGGCCGGCGTCGGATCCACGGTGAACGCGCCGCCACGTCCCGCGAGGGACTTGAGGGCGCTCTTGTCACTCTTCGTCAGGTACAGGCCGCCAGAACCCGAAGGGCGCTGCACCGACATGGGGCCGATCGTCTCGTAAGACACCTGCTGCGGGTTGACGTAGGCCCGGCCCGCGACGGACAGGACGACCGCCTCCGCGCCTTCCGGGAGAGGCTTCACCACGGTCTGGCACAAGCTGGTCGCCGTAGCGATCAGCAGATCAGCGCGACCGCCCTCGATCTCGCTCAGCCCCAGGTACAGGCCGAGCTGCTCCACAGTCGGAGGGACGAATGCCACGGTCGCCTCCTCAGGCCAAAGACTCCACAGCGCTGCACCACGCCGCCAAATCGGCAGCAGGATCGAGCTCCACCGACCGGGCCTTCGCGCGCTTCGACGCCACCCGGTACTCGGCAGGTGTCAGGAGCTTCCGCAGCACCGCCTCATAGCCCGCCACATCGTTGCGGTCCACGAACACACCGGCTTCGCCCAGTGACTCGCACAGACCTGGCGTGGGGTGAGCCACGACCGGAATACCGGACGCCAATGCTTCACAGCCGGCGCGGCCCCACGACTCGTAGGAGGACGGCATCAGCAGCACCCGCGTGCGGGCGTACACCTTCTCCCGCATGTCCTCGCCGCGAACGTGCTCGACGACCTCGACGTTCGGCAGATCTGGGAGGATCTGCTCCCCGTAGGCGCCGCGGACGGCGATGAACTCCTGCTCCGGCATCCGGCGGGCCAGCGCGTCGAGCACCTTGCCGCCCTTCTCCGGGTTGCAGTTGATCAGCGTGATTGCCTTGCCGGGCTTCGTCGCGTACTCCTCGGCGAACACCGGCGGTCGCACAATCAGCGACGACGCGGGGCGGATGGCCTTCGGATACTCGGCGAAGAACAACTCCGCCTCCCGCTCCATCCACTGGCTGTTGTAAACCGCCAGTGCAGTGCCGCCCGCCGCAGCGTCCCGGAACGTCGGCCTGTGAGTGTTGTGGCAGACGACGACCAGCGGCTTGCCGTAGCCGCGCGCCAGCGACGCCGTCGACGGCACCGTCTCCAGATGCGCCAACAGCACATCCGCCCTGCGAACCGCCGACGGAAAGTCCAGCCGAGACTCCAACGGCACCACCTTGATGCCCTGGTACTCGTACTCCCGGCTGGCCTTCCCGTAGCGGGACAGCCACACGGACACGTCGTGGCCGCGCTCCACCAGAGGCCGCAGCATGCTGACGAGCATGTGCTCGGCGCCCGCGTTGTGCTCTGGCGGCATCGCATGCACCCTGGCGACGATCTGCAGGGGCTTGGCTGCCCCGCCCGGCGCGGAAGCCGGGACAGCCCGACCCATCAGGAACCGCTCGGCGTGCCGGTGTACTTCACGAACGCGTCCGGGTCGCCCTGCACGTAACCGTAGTAGGCCTCCGCCAGCAGCAGCACCAGGTTGTTCTGGAACGCCGACACGACGTTGCCGTCCTCGTCGACGTAGGTGGCCTCCTTGGAGATCCTCACGGTGATATCCATGCCCACGCCAAACGCCGCCTGGGACATATCACCGCCAATCGCCCGCAGGCCGGTGTCCGTCGACGCGGACTGCCGGCGCTGCTTACCCGACACCGACCGGGAGTAGGCGAGCGGCTCACCGATCAGCGTGCCCGCCGCCGCCATGTTCGTGCCCGGCGTGGTCGTGTCCACGAGGATCGGACGGCCCGTGGTGTCCGTCGCCAGCAGCAGCTTCGGCTTCAGCCGGTGGTCCGCGATGGTGCCCGTGTAATCCCAGTCGTCGTCGATGACCTCTTCCATGCCGGTCACCAGGTCGGCCCAGATGCCGCCAGTCGCCTGGCTCGCGGTGCCGAGCGCCACGCTCTTGCTGGTCATCGCCATGTAGTCGGTGAAGGGCCCGGTGGCGCCCTTCATGGTCTTGCCGTGGATCGCCGCGTGGTCGAAGGCGCGGGCGAACGCGGTCGGCAGGTCGCTCTGGAGCTGCGTCCACAGGCCGCCCGCATTGGTCATCACGACCTCCTCGGCGACCGGGATGAGGACGGCAAGCTTCTTCGCCGTCATCTCCTTGACGCCGACACTGCCGGTCGACAGGGGCTTCTTCTGCGCCTGCCCGACCCAGTCCGCGGTCGGCACGTCCATCGGGATCGGGACGGCCGTGGTGGCGTCGATCGCCAGCGGGGCGCGACGGGCGAGCGCCATCACCGCGGACTGCTCGACCGACTTCTCGAAGATCGGCCCGGCGAGAGTCCGCGGGAGGAGCGAGTCGTTGACATCAGAGATCGTGATCGGGGCCGTAGCCATGGGTTCCTACCTTCTCCGCAGCTACAGCTTGAGCTGCGGCTTCAGCCACCCGGCGAATTCATCGCCCGGGGCGGGGGGCCTTGTCTTGTTGGCGCCGGACGCCTGAGTGCGGTCCGGTGCGGGACGCCGCGGGCCCTCCGGGGGCTGAGCCGTCTTGGCCCAGTGCGGCTTGCGCTCCAAGAGCGCGTCGAGGTCCGACCTGATGGCCGCCTCGTCGATGTCGCCGTCAGAGTCGATGTACGAATCGAGATCCAGCGCGCCGACCGCGTCCTCCGGGTCCGCAAACCCGGTCATCGCCAGCACCTGCACCTGCGTGCGCACCAGCCGCTGACGCGTCTTGGTCACCTGCTCGTTCGCACGTTGCAGCTGGTCGTTCAGACGCTCGGACTCCGACTTCTCCGCGTCCTTGATGCGCTGCAGCTCAGCCGCAGCCGGCTCCAGCTCCTTCAGACGCTTACGGAGATTCGCGGCTTCGCTGTTCTTCTTCCGCAGCTCCGCCTCGAACTTCTTCCGGTCGAACGGCTCCTCCCGCTTGCCGGTCTCCGCCTCCTGGGCGTCGTCCCGCTGCTCGGTGCCGTTCTCCTCGGTCGCCGTCTCCTCGACGGTCTCCTCGGTGCCGGTGTCCTGCTGCTGCTCGGTCGTCTCGGTCTCTTCAGGCATGACGAATCGGCCCTCCAGGGGCTGTCGAAATGAGGAAGGCCGCCACCAGGGCGAC